CTTTTTATCGGTTCGTCCCAGTTTTGGATTTTTCCATTTCGATTCCTTCTGTTCCCATAAAGGTACTAAAGAATACAGGTTAAAAGACTACATCTGCGGTTTCCCTACAGTTCGTCTCTCACCTCGGCCTTCAAGCGGTGGGTTTGGAGGTGCACACACACGGGTATCGCGCACAGCACACACAGATCGATGGCATAGCGGGACTGGAAATGGGAGGCAGCAAGACAGTTTTACCTTTCAAGCTCTGCAGAGTCGCCTTTACAAGCTGGTTCCTCTCCCTATAGCGAGCGAAGTGTTCACGATAACGGGCCCGCGCAAGCGTGCCAGCCTTGCCCGGTTTACACCAGGCGACATACGTCATCTTCTCCGGCGCCAAAATTCCTGTCCCTGACAGCAGATCAAGCGTGCCAGGCATGACATCCACGAACATCATGGCCAGGGCCACAGCCCCAGCGGCTACCGAGTTGGTCTGATACATGCTACCGTACAGGATTCCCCCTGAGGGTGGCACAATAAGCAGATCATCCGACCAGGCTGTGAACCCGACCGAAGTCCCGTCAGTGGCCGGATTATGAGATCCTAGATTGACAGTCTCGCGAAGAGCACTTTCCTTCGGCTCATTTGCGACAATCGAGGGTGACTCAAAACCCACCACCTTGCCATTCGCGGGTGCCACCACGAAGTCCTCCAACATGTACTGCAGCACGCGCCACACTCCCCCAGGGACCTTAATCCCTACCTGGGTGGTGACCGCGTCCAAGTCCATGACTAGCTCCTGGACATTTCCGAGTTGCCCCGTCGTCCAAGCTCCAGATACCGTCGAAAGTAGGCGGTTCCAACCCTTGTACTGATTAGCCGGTGGCGACGACATGGTGCCGCCTCCAGTTGTTCCCTGGAAGCTTACGCTTGCCGCCGCTGCGTTCCGTTGAGGTAGCCACAGCACTAGGTCGTATTCGACTTCGAGATTGAAGTTGCAGTCCGCCGAAGGCGTGTTTAAACACCAAAAGTAGATCTGCCCCTGGTCCACCAATCTCTCGTCTCCTCCCGCTTCAGCGTTGATGAAAAGGTCCGTCATCGGCTCATTGATTTTGCAGCGAAGTGTTGCCGCTTGCCACACACTGCTCGTCACCGTCCCCATGTGAGAGAAATATTCCCTTACGCCTGCGTCTCCTGTCGGAGGCGTGGCATCACTGGGGTCCGCGTCGTAAGTTAGGCCATAAGCCCCGCTCACGGTTGCGTTTGTGCTTGGCTGGCACACGATGTCGAACTTGTTGAACCGATATTTCTCGTACAGCGCCGCTAAATCGGCCACGCGCGTCCCGGCCAGAACGGTCGGGTTTACCGGAGAGTTGTAGATTGACTGCCCGTTGCTCACGGACGTCGTAAGAACCGTACTGGCCCAATAATCTCTCCCTTGCACGTGCACTCCACCGGCGTACTTGCCATTCGAGATGTTCCGGACGCGGAAATATGATTTGGAGCTCTCTGCGATCGCAAGAGGAGCAGCGTATACGGTACCAGCTTTCGGAGTAGGCGAACCCACACCCGTAGCAGATCCCGATTTTCCTTTGTGGGACGCGTTCCCGCCTCCCTGTTTGGAGCCACTGCTCTTTGATTGCTTCGACGATTGCTCTTTCTTGATCACTTTCTCCGCTACCTTCTCCGCCGCTTTCTCCACTTTCTTCGTCTCCTTCTTCCCACCCTTCACTTTCACCATTTCGGAATTGCTCAATTGCTGCGACTCGGGTTTCTCTTTTATGGGGTGTTCAAACATTGAGCTTAGCGCCCCATCTTTCCGTGTTCCCCAAAGCGTTTCACCTCGAGGTCGGTGCACCCTGCAGTCATTGCAATCTGCCAATCAGCTTCATCTTTCAGTGCTTTCCCATACTGGCCCACCAGTCTTTGAATGTGCTTGCGAGTCATTTCTCGGGCTTCGTCATCCCAATAAGCCTCTCGATAGATAGCCCACGACCTGATCAGGCTCA